ATCCACTTGAGTGGGATCAATTAGCAGATCGTCCTTCAACTTCAGCATATGCTGCTTCTAGAGGAGGAAGAAATGATGAACTTCATGTTGTTGTAATTGACGACAAAGGAGTAATTACAGGAAATGCTGGAACAATTCTTGAAAAGCATTTAAACCTCTCTAAGGCAAAGGATGCAACATTCTCATCAGGAAGTCCTTCTTACTGGAGAACATATCTTAAGAATAATTCACAGTATATCTTTGGTGGAGGAGCACCTTCTCTAACTCAGACAGATGCACTTCAGAATTCTGTAGGACTTACTACATCAGCATATAGTACATCTGCAACAAATACATTAGATTCAGATAGTGGTTGGGATCAAGATGCCAAAAATGTTAATTTTGGTGGTACTGGTTCAGCAACTTATGAATTAAATGGTGGTAAAGATTACGGTGGTGGAACAGACATCAATGCAACAGGTTCACTTGATTGTGGTGCTGATGATGTTGTTTCGGGACTTAATCTATTCACTAACAAAGAATTGTATGAAGTAGATTTCATACTACAAGGTGGTGCTAACTATGGTAAAGAGGCAACACAGGCAGTAGCAAATAAAGCAATTGCTGTTGCAGAGTCAAGAAAGGATGCAGTTGCATTCGTTTCTCCATACAGACAAGCATTTATAAGTGACGGTGCTGCAGGTGCAGTAACAGTCTATGAGGATGACACCATTACAAGTAATGTTGTTAGTTTCTTCTCACCTATCACTTCTACCACATACGGTATATTCGATAGTGGTTATAAGTACATGTATGATAGGTTCAATAACACATTCCGTTATGTTCCTCTAAATGGAGACATTGCTGGTTGCTGTGCTAGAACAGATAAAAATGACTTCCCTTGGTTCTCACCTGCAGGTACAAACAGAGGTGCTATCCTCAATGTTGTAAAACTTGCATATAACCCAGGTAAGGCACAGCGTGATACACTTTATTCAAATAGAATAAACCCAGTTATTCTTTCACCTGGAGCAGGAATTATCCTATTCGGTGACAAGACTGGATACGGAAAAGCATCAGCATTTGATAGAATCAATGTTCGTAGGTTGTTTATCTACCTAGAAGATGCTATCTCAGCCGCTGCTAAAGATCAACTATTTGAATTCAATGATGAGATTACAAGGACTAACTTTGTAAATATCATTGAACCATTCCTACGTGACGTTCAATCGAAGCGTGGAATCCAAGACTATGTTGTTATTTGTGACGAAACAAATAACACTGCTGCAGTTATTGACAACAATGAGTTCATTGCTGACATCTACATCAAACCTGCAAGGTCGATCAACTTCATCGGACTAACCTTCATCGCCACCAGAACTGGTGTTGCATTTGAAGAAGTAATCGGTAACGTTTAATCCAACTTAGAGTTATAAAACTATGGCAACTCGCAATCAATTAAATCCACCCCCACTAAGGAAGATTACTGATTTCAAAAGTAAATTAACAGGTGGTGGTGCTCGTTCAAACCTCTTTGAGGTAGAACTTGCTTTTCCAGCAGCAGTAGCAGTTGAGGGTATAAATGATATCCTCAACAAGGCAAGATTTTTAGTTAAATCTGCTGCACTACCAGCATCCAATGTTGCTCCAATCGAAGTTCCTTTCAGAGGAAGGGTTCTAAAAATCGCTGGAGATAGAACATTCGATACATGGTCAATTACAGTACTTAATGACACAGACTTTGCTATTCGTTCTGCTTTTGAGAAGTGGATGAATACCATCAATAGAGTTTCTGACAATACAGGTACTACAGATCCTGCCGACTATCAGGCAGATGCTTATGTCTATCAACTTGATCGTAGTGGAGATACACTTAGAAAGTATCATTTCTATGACGTTTTCCCTTCTCAAGTTGCTCCAATTGAACTTTCTTACGATGCTGCAGGTATCCAAGAATTTACAGTCGAACTTCAAGTTCAGTGGTGGGAAGCAGTTCGTGGAACTGGTGACAACTCTGGTGGAGAAGACATTAACTAAAATCGACTAAATAGTGCTATAATAGTAGGAAACGGTTTATACTATGCCAAAGCTTTTTGGATTCTCTATTGACGATAACCAGAAAACCCCTCCTTCAGTAATATCCCCCGTACCGCAAACCAATGCAGACGGGGTTGATAATTACATAAGTAGTGGTTTTTACGGTCAGTATGTCGATATTGAAGGTGTTTATAGAACAGAACACGAATTAATTAAAAGATATAGAGAAATGGCATTACACCCAGAGTGTGATGGTGCTATTGAAGATGTTGTTAACGAAGCTATTGTTAGTGACTTATACGATTCTCCTGTTGAAATTGAATTATCAAACTTAAACGCAAGTGATAAGTTAAAGAAAACAATAAGACAAGAATTTAAAAATATAAAAGAAATCATGGACTTTGATAGAAAGTCTCATGAGATTTTTAAGAATTGGTATGTTGATGGAAGAGTATATTATCTTAAGGTAATTGATACAAAGAGACCTCAAGATGGTATTCAGGATCTAAGATATATTGATCCTATGAAGATGAAGTATATTCGTCAAGAGAAAAAGAAGTCTAAAGGACAGCAGGTTATAGATTTAAATAAAGGTTCTGATTCACCATCTAAAATGGTTGAACCAGAAATTGAAGAATATTTTATGTATACACCAAAACCACAGTATCCTACTGGAATGGTTTCTGGTGCAAAAGGTGGAGTAAAGATTGCAAAAGATTCTATTGTTTATTGTAGTTCTGGATTAGTTGATAGAAATAAAGGTACTGTTCTTTCATATCTTCATAAAGCAATTAAATCACTTAATCAGTTAAGAATGATTGAAGATAGTCTTGTTATATACAGATTATCAAGAGCACCAGAAAGAAGAATATTTTATATTGATGTAGGTAATCTACCAAAAATCAAGGCAGAACAATACCTTAAAGAGGTAATGTCTCGTTATAGAAATAAGTTAGTTTATGATGCTAATACTGGTGAAGTTAGAGATGATAGAAAGTTCATGTCTATGATGGAAGATTTCTGGCTACCTAGAAGAGAAGGTGGTAGAGGAACTGAAATCACAACACTTCCAGGTGGACAAAATCTTGGTGAACTTGCTGATATTGAATACTTCCAAAAGAAATTATATCGTTCATTAGGTGTTCCTGAATCAAGAATTGCATCTGATGGTGGATTTAATTTAGGACGTTCATCAGAAATTCTAAGAGATGAACTTAAATTTGCTAAGTTTGTAGGACGTTTAAGAAAGCGTTTTGGACATATGTTTAATGATATGCTCAGAACACAATTGATTCTTAAGAATATTGTTACTCCAGAAGATTGGGAACAAATGGAAGATCATATTCAATATGACTTCATTTATGATAATCAATTTGCAGAACTTAAAGAGTCTGAACTTATGGAAGGAAGATTAAATATCCTTGCAACTATTGAACCTTATATTGGTAAGTACTATTCTAATGAGTATGTAAGGAGAAAAGTATTACGTCAGTCTGATACAGAAATTGTTGAAATGGATGAGCAGATTGAAGATGAAATTCAAAAGGGAATCATTCCTGATCCTGCATCAGTAGATCCAATTACAGGTGAACCATTACCTCCAGGTGGAGATCCAAATGCAGCAGGAGATCCAATGGCAATGGGAGAAGTTCCTACAGAACCAGATATGGAAGCAGCTGCAGCAGATGTTGAAGCTCAACTCCAAAAAGACAGCAAGAAAGCCGAGTTATAAATAAATTATATACTTATGATAACATATTATGCCTAATATTCTGGATTTGATTGCTTCTGATGCATCTCCTAGTGAGATTAGTGATGCAATTAAAGACTCTCTATATGCTAAATCATCCGAAAAATTAGATGCACTAAAACAACAGGTTAGTGCTCAAGTTTTTGATGAGCCTATAGAAGATGAACATGAAACTGAAGCACAAGCTGAAGTTGAAGACGAAACTACTGTAGAACCCGAAGAGGAATCACAAGAAGATGACTAGAATTTTATTAAAAGGCGAAGAGGAGGCATTAGGTACTAATACTGCTGGTGCTAAAATCTTTAGTAATGCTCGATTGGTTCGTGTTGTGAATACGACTAGTAATGCACATCTAGTAACATTAGTAGCAGCAGTTGGTGGATCAACCCTTGGTTCATTCACTTTACCTGGTGGTGAATCAGTTGAATTAGTAAAGGATCCATTGAATGGAATTTTTGCTGCAAATGCTGGAGTTAAAGGCTCTGCTGTAGGATATAGTAACTAAGAACAATGAAACTAATCACAGAAGAAGTATCAAGTGTAAAGATAATAACCGAAGGTAAAGGTTCTAAAAAGAAACTTTATATTGAAGGTGTATTTTTGCAAGGAGACATTAAAAACCGTAATGGTAGAATGTATCCAGTCAATACTCTTGAACGTGAAGTTAATAGGTATAATGAAAACTTTACTAATAAGGGACGTGCTCTTGGTGAGTTAGGACATCCAGAAGGTCCAACCGTAAATCTGGATAGAGTTTCTCATAAAATTACATCTCTTGTAAGAGAAGGTAACAACTTCAAAGGTAAAGCACAATTACTTGAAACACCTATGGGTAAGATTGCAAAATCTCTACTTGATGAAGGTGTTCAATTAGGTGTATCATCTCGTGGTATTGGTTCACTAAGAGAAGATAGATCTGGTGTTAAAGTTGTGGGTGAAGATTTTCAGTTAGCAACTGCTGCTGATATCGTTGCAGATCCTTCTGCTCCTGATGCTTTTGTTAATGGTATTATGGAAGGAAAAGAATGGGTTTGGGAAGGAGGAATTCTTCGTGAACAACATGCAGAAAGAACCAAAAAACAGATTAACACATTAGTTGATCAAAAAAGATTGGAA